CAAGTCAGGCGGCATAGTACGGGTAAACTCAGTAGTCAGCATACCAACTTTGTAAAGTTGTTCAGCTTGTTTATCAATAGATTGCTTCTGCTGAGCGTCTAGGCTAAGGGTAGCTCCAAGTTCATCCAGCTCCCGGCTCCGACCATATTTCCGGCTGACAAGATCCTCTTGAAGAGTCTCAATATCTTCTAAAGTAAAACCACCTTCTCTGCTTAGCAGATCATCACGATAGTTGTCAACAAGCTTGTTTTTCTCAATTTCTTCTTCAGCGTTTTCTTGACGATAGAAAGCAATTTTAGCTTTAGCAATCTCAAGTTCGATCTTATCTAAACGTTGACCAGGGGCACCGTAAAGCTGACCAAAAGTACGTCCTTTAGGATCCCAAGGAACTTTTTGCTCACGAATAGCGTCAAAATTAACGTCATCACCAGTAAGCGCACGATCAGTTACAATCTGCTCAAAACGAGTCCAAGCACCTGCCGTTCCATAGGGCTTACCGTTTTTATCGACAAGAGTTTGAAGTCCAGTCAACAAATCCCCGACATTACCATTAGTATCAAAGTCACGAATAAGAACTTGCTCATCCTCTTGTGACTTCTGAATAGCATATTGTTTACGGGCAAGACCATGCAGCTCAGTATCTGCTTCATGCATAGGCTTAAATGCCTCAGCCTGAAGACCAGTACTAAGGTTCATCAACCCAGTTTCTTGCATGTATTGGGTGCGAAGATGCGCCCGAACAGCAGCAGATTCAGCAACAGTTAGACTGGTGTCATTGATGCTAACGCTACGTTCTTCAGGAGTACCTGCGTTAATGATAACCTTTTCGCTATTAGTTTGAAGCTGGTTAAGCATCCAAGACTTGTATCCCGAACCAGCAGACAATGCAGCCGCTTGTGCGTAGCTATACTTTTTCCAGCCAGACAAACCTTTTAGTCTATCGGCTACTTCAAACGGAACACCTTCTTTTAAGGCGTTAGCAGCTGCATAACTAAATTGATTATCTACTTCTTTAAGAGTAGCTTTGTCCTCTTCTTGCAGAGCAAGGGCTGCGTCTTGTGCAGCTTGGTCTTCATAAAACAGAGCAATACCTTCTGCTTTTTGTTTCTCAATGTACTTCTTACCAGCAATCGTCATTAAATTGCTGAGAGTTTCAGAGAAATTAGCTAGTTCAGTAAGCCCTTTATCTTGTGGTGCTTGAGCAAAAACTTGTACAAGATTGTTGTAACTTTGTTGCTCAGTTTGTAAATTTTGCCGTAGCTGTCCAGTAACGTCAGGAACCTGTGTTGCTTGAAACCCTTGGGTCCTAGCAGCTCCTTCATACTGGCTCTGAAAAAAAGATTGTGTCATGTGTTAACCACCGAAGGGATTAAATGCGCCCAAAGAAAGATTACTAGATTGGAAATTAGTTCCGCCACTAAATCCACCGAACGAACCAGCAGACACACCACTAGCCCCTTGAAATGCATTAGTTGCAACTCCACCAGAATAGTCACCACCACCGCCAGTTGCAGCCGGTGCTCGCATAGAAGCAAAGGTAGAAAGACCGCCAAGAATAGCACTACCAATCTTAAGACCCATGTTAGCGCCCGCCGAAGACGGAAGCTGCATAGAGGGCATTGGCAATTCATTAACCATAGCAGGAGGTATAGAGATTCCAGCCATAACATTTGCATTAGATGCTTGTTGTTGGCGAGCAACTTCTGCCATGTCACGATCAACTTGGTCGTTAAACCGTTCCATATTCAACTGCATAGTTCTCATAGCTTCACCGTACTCCCTTTCGGGTTGGCTGGCTAGACGAGCAGCAGACTTACCGTAAACTTCACGAGCCTTATACTTACCTTGGAATTCAACTAGCTGTTTTACCATTCCTTTTTGTTTGAGCAGGAATGCTTCTAGTTGTTCGTTTTCTTTTAATTGAAGTGAATTGTAAGCACGATCAGCAGCAGCTTTGTTTTGAATAAACTGTTCTTTTGCTTGATTAAGTTGTGCTTGCCAAATTTGTTTTGTTCTTTGATTCTGTGCCCTGATGGCTACATTTCTCAAAGCTGTTTGACGGATAGCAGACGTGTCGATTTGAGGGCTGCTGCCTGGACCGAACAAAGCTTGTCCGATTCCCAGACCAGCTTGCGCGATGCCTAAAACTGCTCCTATTGCCATAATCGTACAATTTCTATAGAGTAAACATTGTCAGGTCCATCTGGGAAAACCCGTAGTACCTTAAAACCTAAATACTTTGCTAAGTTAATTAGTTCAGTATTTTTTATATCAATAGTAGTCCAAAGATAAGGACGGTTAATGTGTTCCATTAACGCTTTACCAAAACGCACTGTTGTCAGTGGATTGGCTTTAACTTGCTGGGTCATCTGTATCCAAACCATGTTGTCTGCAGATACACCATATGCTCCATATAGACTCCCATCAGCTCCGTAGATTAAATAGGAGTCATCTTCATGGATGTACAACGCTAAATGTAAGATAGGGTGCTGACCAACTCGTTCAAAGTCTTGCAATCCCCTATCCAACATTTGGCTGGTAAGTTCTAGTACGTCGTTAATGGTAGCTGGTTTAAAGGTAAAACCACGGGTGGATGTAGTCATTAGGATCGTCTATAGAAACCTGTGTTGTACCGTCCTTCCCAATTCAAACTAAGTAGAGTCACAGGAAGTGGTGAGTCCCCAATAATTTTCAAAGAAAGGTTTTCGTTACGTTGGTAAATAGGTATGTTGTGAACCGCTTCAGCAGACAAATTAACGTTGTTCAGATCATACACATTAGGCTGGACAGCTTCAATGGTTTGACTCCATTCAGGACGACCAGTAATGGTGATTTGATACTTAACAGGACCGCTAAGACCAGTAGACACTTTAATGCGATGAAGGATAAGATCAGAGGTAAAATCAGAAATAGCAGTCTGACCTTGGACTTCAGTTACAAAGAATTTAGGAAGATCAATTTCCATATTGTAAATGTAACCAATAACCATATCACGCCCACGATAGTCACCGTCAATATCGGCGTAATAGGCACCTGCAGTCCCCTCTACGGTGGGGTAAAGTACTGCGCCTACCGATGCACTAGTAAGGGCATCAGAAGCGCCTATGTAGCGTCCTAGAAGGACTACAGAGAACGTACCACCACTGACTTCATCATACGGTAAAAAGATACGAGTTGTATCAGCAACATCGTTGTAGGTTCGATAAGGATTAACGTTCCAAAGATCGAGACAAACATCTGTTTTTTCTCCAGTAGGTAAAGTCAAATAACCTTCTTCACTTGCTTGCGTCAGATCATAAGATTGGACGTAAACTTCATCCGCCCCATTGGCAATTACAGCGTAGTAAGTACTGATGTCAAAAAACTGGTCCAACAAAGTACCAGTCAATTTCCATTTATACCAAGTACTAACACCACGTTGATCACCTTGCTGATAGAATTTGTATTGGAAAAGTGTGTTGTTACCAACTGTACCCATTGAAATCAATGATAACGCAGGTGATGCAATCATTGAATCAATAGTTTCAGGAATCAATTCAGGCACATATTGTGTCTGTTCAACCATAACAGGTGGGTCTACAGGACTAATCCTGGTCAACTCATACAGTCTACTGTACAAAGGTGTCTTAGAAACAAACGCAAGACTTGTGCCTAGACCAACTGCCTTAACATTAGGATCACACTCATAACTTGACAACTCAGTAATCTTAGCTGTTTTCGGGCTAAAGATGTCATCGTTACCAGCAATCAAGAATTGTTCGGTATCACTAAACAGTACAAGACCGACGCTAACCGGTCTCACATACCGCAAGTTAACAGGTTTAATAGATGATGCACTAATATCAATCGGGTCATCATCAGTAACTGTCATAGCAGTTGTAGCAAAGAAGTTGAAATAATCACCAGCTTTACTGAATACAACTGATTCGTTAGACAGAAAACCTAAACGGTTTCGATAAAAGAAAATACCACTAATTGTACTTCCTACAAAACTTGGATCAGGGTTAGTAGTTAGATCACCAACAAGCCTGTCCTCCCAAATAATAGGATCAAAAGCAAAAGAACCATCAGCTTGACGAACCAGTTGATGAGGCATCGTCAGTGGATCAAACTGGTAAGTAATCTCCCAAGCGTTAGACTCTTCCCAAGTACCAGTACCGTAATCAGATGCATCACTATCAGTTACAAATTTGACGTACATATCATCAACGTCAATGTCCAAACTGTTAACAATTTTGACTTTGTAACCGTCTTTACATTGCAGAGGTAGGTTAGCAACAGTAGGAGCAGTGTCTTGGAAAACAGTCATAGCATCATCGCCAGGACCGCCTACAACGGAAATAGTAAAATCTGCATCCGCACTAATATACATACCAGGACCAACACGTACAGCAGTGTACGTTTTACCACCAAATGTTTGTCCGTTAATATCCCCAACCAAGTCGTTGAGAATAGCATCTACATCACCACCACTACCAGCGTTGTAAGTACCACGCTCAGTACCATCAAGATAAATTCGGTAATGACCAGTACCTACAACTGATAAGACAACAAAAGCTTCAAACGGTTTAGCGGCTGTTGTTGTGGTAGACATCGCTACAGTCTTTGCCTTATTAAGAACAAAGGTGTAGTCATTCAGGGTGAGAACCTCAATGTCATCAGCAGTAGCACCATTGAGATAACCATTGCTAGGAATCGAAGTAATAGCACAGTTGTCTATCTCATCTTCAAGGTTATCAAGAGCAGCAGCTTCAGCAGTTACAGCGTTGTCATAGTTAGTTTGAGCTGTATCCATAGCACTTTGAGCCGTGCTAAGGTCACCTGCATTATACTCAGCATCAACAGTCAGGATAGCTTTGTAGACACGATTACCTTGACTAGCAATAGTGGGATGCTCATCAGTTACTTCAACTCCCAACGCATAATCAGCAGGAAGTGTAGTAGTAGCTTGAACAACAGTGTTATTGTTCTTGACTACATAAACACCATTAGCTTTTTTAAGAATACCAGAAACTAAGTATTGCTCAACTGAACCAACTGGATAGTTGTAGTTAACTGCAAACAAACTTGTTTCAGTATCATTTTGACCATCAAGTACTTCTTTGTAAGTAGCTTGAGCAGCATGAAGTTCAGCTAAACGAGTAGCAGTTGTATCAACAGCTGTGTTGTAAGCAACAAGATCAGTTTGGTAATTAACAAGATTACAGGTACCTGGAACACCTGTATCATCTCCCATATCGACAACTCGTGGAGAACCATCAGTTAGATCCCACACACGAAATACATTGTCATCATATTGAGCGACGTACTTTTCCTGGGGATCCCTAAGAATGGAGAACCATTTACCTGAAGAAGTAGCGCCTTGAAGTTTAGAATTAAATTGTCCACCTGGGCGCTTGAGAAGACCAAGAGCATAGTCTGGGTAGGTATTTACAGAATCCTTAAGTTGTCCAGGAAACTTACGGTTATCTGGTTGCTGTGAAATACCAAGTAAAAAATTAGGAATCCTTTGGGTTACAGTACTCATCGCATCAATGCTTGGAAAGGTTGATAGCTATTGTAATAGTTTTCTCCATCACGGAATCCAAACATCGAATAGTCGCCTTGATTACAATCGTACTCAATAGCAGCAGCTCGTGTTTGAAGTTCTTGTTCTTGGAGAAGTCCGTTCAACTCACGATCTCCTACCATTTTGGTAGCACACATGCGAGCAGCTCGGGCAGTAATATAAGCTTGGACAGCAGCAGGTACGTCGGTAAAGTCAAAATACCAAACGACATCTGCTTGAATGGGATCAGTAAAAGTGTAGGTATGCTTCAAACGATCATACAACTTATTACCACGCTTTACCACATCATACTTGTTTTTGTGATACGGTTGATTCGTATCAATTTGAAGCATGTTAAATGGATAAAGGATTTGATTTGTTTCACTGTCAGGAGTCAATTCGTACTCACGTTCAGTGTTGAAGATCCAACCTTCAGCTTGGACTTGTCGATTGATTTCCCGGAGGGTGTTGAGTACAATAGATACTTCAGGGTTCTGGAGATCTAGTGTGGTGACAGGAGCCTGTCCCACTGAGCTAAGTATTTGATTTACAGCATCCAGTTCGGTGGACACAGCATAAGTAGGAAAGGGCATAGTTACCTATCAATAAGTAAAAAAAAGGGGAGCCGAAGCTCCCCCAGTATTGATCGAATTAAAGATCAGAATGCAGCGTCGCCAGAAGCAGCGCCAGCAAACAGTTCCACACAAGCAGCGGGGTTCAGGTAGTCAGCGCCCATGGCGAGACGACCCACGATCACATCACCTTGGTAGATGATGGAGGTGTCACCGCTGGTGACTTGGACCTGAGGACCGATAGCTTCCACGCAGCCAGCAGCTTCACGTTGGAAGATCAGACCGCAGGACTTGCTGAATTCGGT